TCCGCAATGACGACAACAACGCAACGCTCGGCGAGGATCAGCTGGCCAATGCGCTTGAGCGCGACATGAATCATTATCTGACCAGCACAGCGACAGAATATTATCCTGACACTGACAGGATGCTGCTGATGCTCGGGTTTGGTGGAACTGCGTTCAAGAAAGTCTATTTTTGCCCATTGCGCAATCGCCCAGTCAGCGAAACGGTTGACGCCGATGATCTGATTGTCAACGAGGCTGCCACCGATTTGCGGAATGCCAAGCGCATCACCCATCGGTCAATGATGCGCCCCAGCACCGTCAAACGCCTGCAGATTCTTGGCGTTTATCGCGACATTGATCTTTCGACTCCGCTCGCTCCGAAAAAGGATGCCGTCCGCGATGCCAAGAAAGATCAGCAAGGCATCTCTGCCAGCAGTTCAAATCCCGAAGATCGAGATCGTGAAATCTACGAATGTTATTGCGAGCTTGACATTCCAGGTTTCGAGCACAAGATCAAGGGCAAGCCGACAGGCCTCGAAATTCCATACAGGGTTACGATCGATGTTTCGTCTCGTGAAATTCTATCCATTGTCCGCAACTTCAATGAAGACACAAAAGATCTGCCCGAAGCCCGGATGCGTTTCGTTAAATACACGTTCGTTCCAGGAATGGGTTTTTACGACATTGGATTGCTTCACATATTGGGCAATACGACCAATGCCATTACTGCAGCTTGGCGAGAGTTGCTTGATGCTGGAATGTTCTCGAATTTCCCCGGCTTTCTATTCTCGGACGCCGGAGGACGTCAGGACACGAATATATTTCGCGTTCCTCCTGGTGGAGGTGCGAAGGTTAAGACAGGCGGCATGCCCATTTCGCAAGCGGTCATGCCATTGCCTTACAAGGAGCCCTCTCAGGCATTGATGGCGTTGGTGAATGACATCTCTCAGACAGGCATGCGCGTCGGCGGAACAAGCGAGGCTCAAGTCGGCGAAGGTCGGCCGGATGCGCCAGTCGGCACAACGCTGGCAATGATCGATCAGGCGACGAAGGTTCTGAATTCCGTTCACAAACGCATGCACGCTGCGCAGGCCGAAGAATTCCGTTTGCTGGTCGAATGTTTCAGGGAGCATCCGGAGAGCTTTTGGCAGCGCAACAAGAAGCCTGCTCGCCAATGGGACCAAGAAACCTTCCTCAAGGCGCTGGACGATTGCGATCTTGTGCCGCAGGCCGATCCGAACACCGCCAGTCACAGCCAGCGCGTCATGAAGATCATGGGCCTCAAGCAGCTGCAGGCGGGCAATCCGAACATGTACGACGCGATCGCCATCGACACTGCTGCCCTGCAGGCTATGGGTTGGTCAAATCCGCAGCAGTTCTTCGCGCCTCCGAGCGCACAATCCAAGCCTTCTCCTGAAGATGTGCAGAAGCAGGCTGCTGCTCAAGCTGACACCGTCAAGGCTCAAGCCTCCATGATCAGTGCTCAATCCAAGCAGGCCGAAACCCAAGCCAAGATCCAACAAGGTGCATTCGCTCAGAAGCCTGAGTCGGTGGCACCGCAGGCCGATCCAAATGCGGCTGCTGAATTGCAGATCAAGGCCGAGGATGCAAAGACCAAGGCCAAGGAACTCGCTGTCCGCATTCAGGAGGCTCAGATCGAGGCACAAAGCCGCGCTGCCGAGGATGCGACAAAAGAACGAATCAGCGCGATTGATGCTCAAAAGGATCACACCTCTGATCTAATGGACATCGAGAAAGAAAAGATCGCTGCCAAGGCTCACACCGCTGCCAAGGGTGTTGATAAATGAAACAAGATCGCGCCAAAGCTTCCAGAGCAGCTTTGTTGATCGCCCGGCGTAAGCGCGCCGACGGCGGACCGACTGATGATGGATCGGACGATGCTGACAATTTGTATCCGGACATTCCGCGCGTCACAATCCACAAGGCCGATCTGCCAGTCGGCGAAACTGTTCATGAAGGCGACCTAGCGCCGGTCGGCAATGAAATTCCGCCAGAGCTCTCTGGCAATGGCACAGTGACTGATCCGGTCGTCGCCAAGGCGCTGGCGCGCACGCGAACGCTTGAAGGTAGCACACTCCCTCCAACACCCAAGCAGGCTTTCACCTATTCGGTGCCAGAAGGCTCTGGCTCAATGCCGATAGATGTGACGCCGAGCTTCAACAACAATGTGCCGCTGAATAAAGATGAGCAGTTCTGGAATGCCATGGACGTTGCTCAGTCCGGCGAGGCGCAGCGCCCCTCAAATTCGGCCGGTAGCGTGGCCTACGGCGGACTTCAGCCGGGACCGGCACCAACCCAAAGGGACCTCCTGCAGACAGCCCTGGAGGGCCAAGGGAAGCCATCCTTGGAGCGTTCAAACGTCGCCAGCGGTCTAAACTCCATCCTCGGCCTGACGCCGGTCGGAGCAATCTCCGATTTGATCGATTTCGCGAAGCAGCAGAAGCCCATTGAGGCTGCCTTGGCAGCGACCGGCGCTGTGCCAGCGGGCGCACTCAGCCATGCCATCTTCCTCGGGCCGATGGCAGCAAACGTCGACCGCAACGCCTTGGCCACTGCTCAAAAGCTAGCCGCTCAAGGCGTCGACCGCAACGAGATCTGGCAGAAGACGATGTGGGCTCAAACGCCCGGTGGCCAATGGTACACTGAGCATCCTGATGCTGGATTTAAACTTGCTCCTGGACCTGCTGGCAATTTGAGATCATTTCATCCAGAAATTGAAGCAGGCTATCCTGGCACATACAGAAAACTTCAACAGCAAATAATGACAGGAGAAAAGCCGACTGGCACTTTCTATCGCGAAGAGCCGGGTTTTCCTCCAACGATTGATGCACGCGGTCAGGACCAAGATCAAGCTGGTTCAATTGCCCTTCATGAAACTCAGCACCTCGCGCAGGCGAATGAAGGATTTTCTCCGGGCGCCAATCCGTTGGATCCTGAATTGATCAATGCTCATCGCGCAATGTACAATAATGCGAACAACCAATATGACCGGATAACAGGCCACGCAGACAATTACGTCAATGGTCAACTCATGCGTCAGGGGTTCAATCCCAATGATGCTGATCATGTCATGGATCCTCGTTTTCAGGATGCTCAGCGTGCAGCCTACGACAAATGGGCGGCCGAAAATCCCAATGCATCAAAAGAACTCCTGAAATCTCATTATCAGGCATTCAACATTCGCTCGCCGCAGGATTTCTACGAGCACAATTTCGGCGAGGCAATGGCGCGCGCCGCGCAGGAGCGTCAACATTGGCCGATGGAAATGCGCCGCCAGAATGCTCCATTCAATAATTGGAAGACGATGCGCGGCGATCCAATCCCTGAAGAGCATTTGTGGGAGCGATTGCCCGGCCAAACTGGCCCATCCGCCATGGCGCAACCGCGTCAGCTGAATGACGTCGGCCTCTACAGCCATGGTGAGGAGGCTGCTGATGCCTTGCCTCAGGCCAAGGGCTCTCCCCAGCAGTTCAAGGCGATGCTCCAGAAGGCTGGCGTCAAGCCTGCAGAATTCGAGAATTCTGGATTCGATCAGGCATTCGCCGGGCGCAATTCCGTCACTCGCGAAGAAGTCGCTCAGCATTTCCGCGACAGCATGCCGAAGGTCGAGGAAAATGTTCTTGGCGGATCTTCTCCAGAAGAAAAAATGGGAGAAATTGCAGAAAAAGCAGCCAGAGACGAACAGTTGTGGAAAAAAATAACGGAAAGAAATTTTCATGAATTTGCCAATCCGACAGAACGTGAAGATTTTCTGACCTATGAGAATCTTGAAGATCTTGATCATTATGTTCGCGGCAAATATGAAGGCCAGAAGCCTCCAAAATTCGAATCATACGCTCTTCCTGGTGGACAGAATTATCGTGAGGTGCTGCTGAAGCTGCCGGCACAAAAAATAACAGGCGAAGATTTGTCATTTTTTGTGAAACACAAAAATGAAGGCAGGATTGGAATTCTTCCGCCAGAAATGCAGAAAAAATGGGACTCAATAGCTCAGACAAAAGACAAACTTGAACAAAACGAGCAATTTAACTCCTCTCACTGGGACGATCCTAATGTCCTTGCGCATCTGCGCTTGAGCGATCGCACAGGCCCGAATAACGAAAAAATCCTCCACATGGAGGAATTGCAGAGCGATTGGGGGCAGAAAGGCCGGAAAGAGGGATTCAAAACAGGAAACGCAGAAAAGGCCCAGCAGGATCACGATCGAATTTCAAAAGAAATTGAAAATTGGCGAGATAATCACGCCAATGATCCCAATTACCGTGAAAAATTGAATGAATTAATTCAGAAAAGAGATGAAGCGAATGCAAGATGGCAAGAATCTTTGAATGAACCTTCCAGAGCAGTTCCTCCTGCCCCCTACGTCACCAACACGCAGGCATGGACCGACCTCGGGCTCAAGCGCGCCTTGAAAGAGGCGGCGGAAGGCGGCTACGACAGGCTGACATGGACGCCTGGAATTGAACAGGCCAAGCGTTATGATTTGAGCAAGCAGATTAGCGAAATACGTTATTCTCCTCAATTAAAAACCATTACAGCTTATGATAAAAATAATAGAATAATTTTGAATAAATTTGATGTTGAGCCTAAAAAATTAGCCGATTTGATCGGCAAGGAGCCTGCCGAGAAACTTATTAATTCTGATTCTGCAAATGAACATGGAATGAAAATATTGAAAGGTGATGACCTCTCCATCGGCGGCGAGGGAATGAAGAGCTATTATGACAAGATCGTCCCAACTCGATTGAAAGAGTTGACCAAGAAGCTTGGCGGAACTGGAGAGATTGAGCCTTTCAATTTAACCACTCCGAGAAACAAGTCAGTTACTGGATCTATGGTTATGGATGAATTGCCAGAAACGAGAAATATGAATCAATCAGAGAGATCCGATTGGTGGAGAAGCCTTGATCCAGATAAACAGAATGAATTGCTGAGAGATTATGGAAATAAAACAGATTCGATAAAAACTCAATCCATCCGCATCACCCCGGAGATGCGTGCGCGCATCTTGAAAGGGCAGACGGCATTCGCCCTTGGCGGCAGAGTCAATCCTGCTCTAAGCGAGGCTCAATATTCTCTCGATCGAGCCCTATCAATAACCAGCAAATTCAGCGCGGATCCGCACGCAGCTGTGCAATCCCTCAAGCGGAACCGGGACGCCGGAAAATCCTAGGAGCACAAAACCATGAGTGAAATGAGCAAGGCTGCGCGAGCAGCGAGCAAGGCCAAGGCTGAACGCTATGTCCAAGGCCACAAGGGCAAGGTCGATGCGTCAGACTTTACGCCAGAGCCACCCATCGAAGGCAGCGTCAAGACTGGCATGCGTCCAGTCTCCAAGCGCGCTTTCAAGGCAGGCGGTCAGGTCGATGGCGAAATGTGCAAGCCCAACGCTGGTCGCCGGGCGCGCAAGGCGGGCGGCAGCTTGACAGCGGACAGACTAATGAACCGTAATGAAAAATCCGCCAATGCAGAGCGCTCTGGAGTCAAGCAGGTCGGCGCTCTGAAGAAAGGCGGCAGCGTTCATCCTGATGCCGCCGAAGACAAGGCCATGATCAAGCGCATGGTCAAGCCCGACGCCCTCGCTCGCAAGCGCGGTGGCAAGGCTGGTGGAAAAACCAATGTCAACATCATCATCGCTCACAAGTCGCCGGAAGGCGCCAATAGCGCTGCGCCCATGGCCGGTCAGCCGACGATGCCGCCCATGCAGCCGAAGCCGCCTATGCCGGTCCCGATGCCGCCGCAGGGGTTGC